CAATCCGTGATGGATTGATGCCTTTACCATACAAAGAACCATCACAAACATTATTCGCTCTTCTAGGGTTTGTGGTGCAAGCAGGCCAACGATTTGCACAAATAGCTGATATGCAAGTTGGTGATGCAAACCAAGGGGCACCCGTTGGAACAACCATAGCGTTATTGGAACGTGGCTCCCGTATCATGAGCAGTATTCACAAAAGAATTTATTACTCCATGAAAAAAGAATTCAGATTACTAGCTGACGTAATTAAGACATATTTACCACCAGAGTATCCTTATGCGGTCATTGGTGGAAACAGAATGATTAAGTCAGATGATTTCGATGATACAATTGACGTGATCCCCGTAGCAGATCCTAACATGTTTAGTATGGCTCAAAGAATTCAATTAGCGCAAACGCAATTGCAATTAGCTACAAGTGCACCTCAATTACATAATATCAAAGAAGCTTACAGAAGAATGTATGAGGCTTTAGGTGTTGCCGATATTGATAAGATTATGAAACTAGATAAACCAGAACCAATGAGCCCTACAATGGAACATCAACGTTTATTAGATTTAGACAAGATTGAGGCATACGAAGGGCAAAATCATGACGCCCATATTCAAGCTCATCTATTATTTGGATTATCACCAATCGTGCAAGCACAACCAGCTTTGGCCATAGATTTAAATAAACATTTAATGCAACACATTTCATTAAAAGCAAGAGAAGCAGTTGAAGTTCAAATAGCACAAGCTGAACAACAAATGGGTCAACAAGCACAAAATGTTGATGAATTAAAAGTTGGTCAGATAGCGGCCCTTGAAGCACAGTTCTTAGCTGAGGTTCAACAGATGCAAGCTCAAATGTCTGGTGCTGGTAAACCAGATCCTGTTATTGCATTAAAAGAAAAAGAATTACAAATGAGAGCAATGAAAGATCAGACTGATGCACAATTTGATTTCTCAAAATTAAACTTAGAACAACAAAAATTAGCACAAAAAGAAAAAACAGATCAAGCTAGAATTCAATCACAAGAAGATATTGCACAATTACGTGCGAATATAAATTTACAAAAATTAGATGCCGCTCAAAAAAGGAACTAGTCAAAGAACAATATCTGCTAATATTAGCGAACTAAACAGAGCTAAAGCAAGTAAGAGTAGACAAAAGGCAATCAATACTCTAGCTTCTAAGAAAGGTATTAGTAAAAAGAAAGCTAAACAAAGGCTTTCTGTTGCTATTGCACTAAAAAAGGCAGGTAAAAGTGACAAAAGAAGAACAACTTAATAGATTTATCATTGAGCTGAGAGATCTTATTATTGATAAAAATCTCTCATTAGATGAAAATTTTATCATGTTTGAGGCAATGGCCTGTGTTGCTAAGGATCTTTTGAAGATTACGATGGAGGATTATCAGGCTTTACAACTAGCAGAACAAACGTTAAAAGATATGTCTGATAACGTAACTATTCACTGATATGAAAAAAAGATTAAAACCAGTACCAAAAAATAACAAAGGACTACCTAAGCTTCCTAAAGCTGTGAGAAATAAAATGGGTTTTATGAAAGGCGGTGGGTTAGCGAAAGCTACAGCTGCGCTCAAAGCTAAAGGACTCAAAAGAGGTGGTGCGATTAAAAGAAGGGTAAAAGTATGAAATTTAAAAATGCAAAAATGACTAAGGTGCCTTTTAAAAATCCTTTTCCAAATACTATTGTAGCATCAGATGCTGCAATCACTTATTCCCCATTTGTTGTAAAACAAAACAAAGGATCAGGACCACAAGGTCAAACTAGTAAAATGCAAATTAAAAAAGTTCCATTCAAAGGCGTAAAGTAGTATACTTCGCAACTTTAACAAAGGAGGTTTCTATGAAACTTTTATCAGACTTATGGGATCATTTAAAAGAGTGGTCAGACTGGAGTATGAAAGACTGGATTAAAGCTGGTATCGTAGCATTAATCGTAATTATAATTATAGGAGCAATCTAAATTAATGGTTTGGCAATTATTAGCAAAGCCCTTACTTGGCGTCGTCGCTGATGGCGTCAAGGGTTTTGTCGAAACAAAAAAAGCAAAGCAAGAATTAAAACTTACTGAAATAAAAGCTACACAGAAACTTAAAGAAGATCAAATTGCTGGCAAGGTTGCATGGGAGCAAAGTGCCGTTGACCAAATGAAAGGCAGCTGGAAAGATGAGGTAGCATTAATTGTCCTACTACTTCCAGCAGTTTTAGTATTCACGCCCTTACAAGAACATGTTCATCAAGGGTTTATCGCTTTGCAAGACCTACCGTCGTATTATCATAATTTGTTATATATTGCGATTTCAGCAAGCTTTGGCATCAAGGCAGGATCTAGTGCGATAGGGATGTTTAAAAAGAAATAATGAGTTACGAAGCATTATCGAAATCAGTAAAATTAAGTGAAGGGTTCAGAAATAAAATCTATCAAGATACAGAAGGGTTCGACACCATAGGCTGGGGCCATAAAGTTGTTGTAGGTGATAATTTTGTTCCAGATAAAGAATATACTGAAGAAGAATTACAATCCGTATTTGATAAAGATTTAAGCAGAGCAATAGCTCAAGCTAAACAATTAATGACTCAAAATAATATTGATGATTTACCAGAAACAGCTCAACACGTATTAGCAGAGATGTGTTTCCAGCTGGGCCAATATGGCGTCCAAAATTTTCGTAACATGTGGAAATGCTTACAGGAAGCCAATTTTATCGGTGCAAGTTATGAGATGCTAGACTCCAAATGGAATAAACAAACTCCAAATCGTTGTAAAAAATTAGCTGATCTTATGAAATCATGCGGTTAGAAAATTTTTTTACTGAATACAAAAAACAATTAATTGCTAGACAAAAACAAGTAGAAGAGTCTATAACTAGCGGATTGTGTAAAGACTGGTCAGATTATAAATACCTGACTGGTAAAAACGCAGCACTTAAACAAGAAATACAGGAACTCACGGACCTGCTAAAGAAAACGGAGCTAGAAGATGACTAAACCAAAACTTATCGTACCAAAACATATTTGGGATAATAAGAAGGCTGAGAAAGAGAAAAAAGAATTAGAAAAAATACCAACTCCCACGGGTTGGAGAATAGTTTTGTTTCCATTAAAATTAAACAGTAAAACAAAAAGCGGTTTGTATTTAACTGATGAGACAGTTTCTGAATCACAGATGACTACAAATATTTGCAAAGTTTTAAAAGTTGGTCCAATGGCATACAAAGATAAAACAAGATATCCAGATGGTAAACCCTGGTGCAAAGAGGGTGATTGGGTATTAATTACATCATATGCTGGTTCTAGAATTAAGATTGAAGACGGAGAACTAAGAATTGTAAATGAAGACGAGATCATAGCAACTGTAGATGATCCTCGAGATATTTTACCAAGGAACTTACTATAATATGGAGAAAAGTATGCAACCACAAGTGGCGTCTGAAAAAGACAAAATGGTTCCAATAGATACATCTGGTGATCCTGTTGATGTAGAACTAAAGGATGACGACAAAAAAGATGATGTAAAAGTAGAGGAACAAACTGAAGAAACTAAAGTTGAAGAAGATTTTGACAACAAAAAAGAAGTTGATGAGTACGGTGCTAACGTACAAAAAAGAATTGATAAACTTACTTTTAAAATTAGAGAAGCAGAGCGTAGAGAAAAAGAAGCTATAAGATTTGCTGAAGCTGTAAATAAAGAAAATGCAGATCTTAAATCAAAAGTAAAGGATGTTGATGATGGTTATTTAGATGAATATTCTAAACGAGTAACTTCTGAAATGGAAAAGGCTCAAGCTGTTTTACAAGCGGCTATAAATTCAAAAGATGCAAAGAAGCAAGTAGAAGCTCAACAAGCTATAGCTAGACTTGCCATAGAAGAGGAGAGAGCTAACGCATCAAAAGCACAAAGAGAAAAAGCATTGAAAGAGCAAAAAGATGCACCACCAGTGCAACAACAACCACTGCAACAAGTTAAACCTGATCCAAAAGCAGAGGCTTGGGCAGAAAAAAACTCCTGGTTTGGTGCAAACGAAGCAATGACGTATACTGCACTATCTATTCATAAAAAACTTCTACAAGAAGAAGGATTTGACGGGAAGTCAGATGAGTATTATAAAGAATTAGATAAACGTTTACGAGACGAGTTTCCTCATAAGTTTGAGTTCTTCCTC